AGTCCTCCTTTAGCAGCGACATAACAACACTATCGACGTAAGTGCCGTCAGGTAATTTGACCTCCTCCCTCTTACAGCCTTCCCTTACAAATCCAAGCTTTTCATACAAATGAATCGCCCTTGAGTTTGTAGAGAGAACCTCTAGAGAAATCTTATGCAGAGATAGCTCATCAAACAATTTTCTCATCGCCAAAGGATACGCTGTTTGTGCGATACCCCGTCCCTGGTAATCAGGGTGGATGTCTGCGCCCAGATAAATGTTCCCGTTGGTTTTGGAGTGATTGCTAGTTCTGAAGTAGCCCACAGGAACATCGCCTAGGCTGATGATGAAAAATAAATCGTTGTTGCCTTCGAACCATGCGAGTGCTTCAGACAAAGAATATTGTGTCTGATCGTGAAGATACTCTACGCACAGATTTCTAACTGTGTTCGTAAAAGCTATATCTTCGAACTCTAAAGGACGTAGGGATATGCTCATAAAAAAGGGACGCTATACCATTATAGGCATAGCGTCCCAGAATATTTACCTTTCTTACTTAATTACTCTTCAAACTCTTGAGGTGCGCGATGTAATCTTCATCGCCCTCGTCTTCTTGGCGTGCAGCCTCGGATACGTTGCCAGTCGGTCGTCCAGTCACAAGACCCTCCATCTCCATCGCAAGATTCTTAAGCTCATCGTACTCAGGGAGCTTGACGAGACCGTGGATATCGTGAAGCTCATCCATCCACTCAGCAATCTGCTTGTCGGAACCAGCAGAGGACTGCTTCGGCTTGGGCGCGGACTTGTCGTAGTTCGGCCACTGACCCTGCGTATCTTTCACGACCTTGAAGTCCCAGCCTTCGGTGAGGTTGGTAATATCACCGTAGTCCTCGTCGAAGAAACAATCAAGGATCTTGCCGAAGAGCTTCATGCCCATCGAAAGAATCTTCACGCTCTCGTCACGGCGATCAACTACGTTCATGTAGTAACGCTTGCGCGGCTTGATCTGGCGTGCGAGGTCTTGAGCTTCGTCCTTCATCGGACCCTCTACCTTCCAGAGACGGTAGTATAGATCGCAGACAGGACAGTCGTGACCCTTGACGCGAGGGCAGTGATAGTTCTTGTCGTTGATGCGGTGAATCGCAGTCTCGGCATAGAACTCTTGCTCCGAACCTTCTTGGCTCGGCAGGACTCGAATGACCGAAGTACCCTCCTCCATCATGAAAAACTTTTTGAGGAAGTCGTCGTTACCGCCGCCTCCGCTCTGGGCTTTCTGAATTTGGTCGTACTTCTTACGCAGTTCGTCTAGGTTTACCATAGTAGTATTAGTTGAAATCGGTTGGGCGGGACCATCCCCGCATTGTATAATAGTCTAGCCAGCGTAGTTATCGCCAATTAGTTTGCTTTCTGCTCGCTTGTTGGCAGAGATCTGCACTAGCATGTCCTTCTGGTGATCGAGCGAGTTCATAATGTTCTTCGCCAGATGATACTTGTGAGAGCATTTACGGTGATTATCTTCATACTCCTGCACGACATCGACGGTTCGGACATACGCATCGAGGGCGCGGTCTGTAGCCTTCTTACCAGCGTCCAGAAGCTCCGCTCTGCGCTCCTCACGCACCGTTGCCTCCTTACGCTCTAGGGATGTAGAGGACTCGTCCATACGCATCTTAGCGTGCGCCAGAACGGCTCCAAAGAAAGAGTACACCCCCGTGTGCTGCATCAGAGCACGGTCCACCGAAGACTCATCCAGCTTGAGATAATTCTTGGTGATGTCTAGGTAGGTCTGCTCTAGGTTCTCGTAGGTATCGTATACGTCATTCATTACTTAATATAAAAGCAAAAAGCTCTGGGTTTAAGGAGGACAAAAGTACAAACATATTGGAGGTTACGGTCGTCAAGAGTTCGTTGCTCATCTGGGGGATGTCGTCATCGTCCCCTAACCCAAACAAGTCCAGCCCTACGTGAGTGATCTCATGCAGCAGCGTGGACTTGTAATCCTCGTCGGATTGGTTTGGGTCAATGGTAATGAGGTTCTTTTGAAACTCAACACAACCATAAAGATTATCTTTAGCCAGAGACTTTTGCTCGATTGTAAAAGTCTTGTGGCCTACAAAAAGTGTATCAGGATGTTCACGTTTCTTGTTGCGCGTCATTGGATTTGTTTTGGCTTACGACCAGTCGCGAGTAGTCGATGCCAATAGGAACAATGAATCGGGCACGACCGTTACGGGACTTCATAAGATATAGTCTCGCTGCGCCCTTGTCGAACTCTTGCTCGGTTTGGTTGATAGAAAACACGAGGTCGCATACACGAATCTTACCATACGAGTCGGCAAGCTCCGCGTCTGTAATAATATTTACCTTCTTACCCTCGCGGTTCGTTTGTGTGGCGGTCCAAACCAGACACCCATATTCACTCGCCACACCGCGCAACTCCTGTGCCAACCGCTCCTGACCCTGATACTCAGCCATTTCTTTGTCAGTCTTCATCAGTTCCAGGTAATCAATAATCAGAACGTCTGGGGTGAAATCCTCGTAGTTCTTTAGCTGATTCAGGAAAGCACGTAGACCTGTGACGGAGAGACGCTTGGTCGGGAACTCCTTGACCATGAGCTTACCTCGATCTTCCCACTGCTTCGAGATGATCTCCAGCCGCTCCTCGATGTCCTCGACACGGTTAGAAAGCTCAGACTGCTGAATGCGTGTGAAGATACTGTCCAGGCGCTGCGCCACGCGGTCCTCGGCCATCTCTAGGGAGACGTAGAGAACGTTGTGACCGTCCAGCACTGAGCGTGCAGCTTGGTTAGCCAGGAACAGCGACTTGCCGACGCCAGGAGGCGCAACGACCATAGCCATCTCCTTGTGAGCCAGACCGCCATCCAGAGCCTCGTTAAGAGTCTCGAAGGGCGTGCGGAACTTAGGAACTAGCTGCTGGCTGTTGAGACGCTCCCAACGCTCTTTGATGCCTGAGAAGTAGTTGGTTCCCAGGTCAACGTTACGGTTGACCGAGAACGCACTGCGAACCTCGTCTTCGATAGCGCCGAAGTTCTTCTTCTTGAGGTGGTCTACGGACTTGAGGATCGCGTCCTTGACAGCTTGCTCTTTGGCAAACTCCTCGACTAGATCAAGGTAGTACTCCTGATTGTCGATGGACTTCTCGTCCAGATTGTTGATAGCTTCTAGCTCGTCACGGTAGTCCCCGAAAAGCTCGTTAGAAGCCATGACCTTCTTGGTCTCCTCCAGAAGCTGGTCATCCGTAGGCAGCTTCTTGTAGTTGAGGAAGAACTGAATGATGACGGCAAACATCTTCTGATGAGAAGGGAACTCGAAATACTCGTCCCTCACCATCGGCATTACCTGAAGCAAGAACGACTCATCGGTCTTGGAGAGGTAGATGATGCCCCGTTGAATTGAATCTTGGAACTGGTACGCCATGCCTTATTATAGGCTGAGACCATCTGAATCTGACCCGGTACTTCCAAATCCCCCCTCGTTACGAGAAGTGGATTCATAAGCATCGAACTCTTCGTGAGTTAGATACTCCAGTTCAACTTTGGGAACTTCTTTGATAAGCATCTGAGCGATGCGCTCCCCTTTCTTGAACGTAACTTCTTTCCATTGCTGAACATTGCGAATAGGAATGAAGATCTCTCCCCGATAATCGGAATCAATTGTTCCTGGGGCGTTGGGCATAACAATACCTCTTTTGTACATAGAACTTCGTAGCCTGATCTGACCTTCGAAACCTTCAGGAATAATCATACGAAGTCCTGTAGGTGCAAGAAGGCACATCCCTGGCAGAACAAGCACATCCTCAGAAAGGGCTAGATCGAATCCAGCGGCTCCTGGGGTCTGGTACTGAGGGTTCTTATTACGAGATAGGTTTAGAATTTTAACTGATGTCATTTCTTTCGTGCGTTTTGAACGTTTTCCCACTTGTCTCCGACAGTTTTTTTAGCCGCTTCAGCACGTTGCTTTGCGGTGTTCATATTTGTTTTTTTGAAACCAGCGGCTTCAGGATCTTTGAGGCTGTAGTTGGTATAGGGTCGGACTGGCATAGACCCTCCTTGGTTATTGATTCGTCTTGAGTTACCTACTTCATTCCTCATCCATTCTTCCTCGGCTCCTGCTCGGTATCGGTGTGTACGGTAGAGCGTGCCCCCCTTTACGATGCCAGCAGCAACGCCAAAATCATAGTCGCGCTCTGCCCATCCGTCGCAGCCTTCTACGTCGCAGGGAACTCTTCGGTTACCCTTCTCTGAGAGTCCGAACGTTTCCTCTACTTCGTCATACTCCGAGATGGTAATGTCTAGTTCAGTGGTCTGCCCACATGTCTTACAGGTGTGATGGTATATCATACTTTTTTTACAGTTGTTATGTAGTCCTTCTTACGAACCTCAAGCACATCTGCCCAGTCTTCTATCAAAGACGCGAGGTAGTCATTGTGGGTAATAATAAAAAGTCTTTTTGATTCTGTGATTTTTTCGATCAACTCGTAAAGACCGCGAATACCTTCTTCATCTAGTGAGTCTGCGATCTCATCAAAGAACACTACGTTCGACCTGTCCTTACCTGTGAGCAGAAGAAGATCATTCAGAGCGAGCATGACAGACAGGGACAGCTTCTTCTTCTCGCCCCCAGATAGAGTATCGAAGAAAGCCACTCGACCACGATTCAAGATCGTGTCATGCAGAGCATCATCAAACTCGATCGTGAAGTTGCCACCAGTCAGGAATCCTAGGTAGTAATTTGCGCGTTCGTTGAAGAAGGAAAGAATATTTCGAATCACATACTTGACCAGCCCTTGCTCCGAGAATGCAGTCTCCCAGAAACGCATCAGGTCATAGCCCTTTGCGGCTAGGCTCATCTCGTTCAGCCTGTCCTGGCAAATGGTTTCCTGCTCTTCGATTGTTCTGTCTACGACAGCAAGCTCTGCCTCAAAGGTCTTCACCTTCTCAACAAGCTCAAAGTCTTGCAGACTGATAGGAACCTCAGTCTCTTTGAGTTCTTTCTCCAGGGTCTTGATCCTCTGTCGCGAGTCCGCGATTTGACTTTTACTGGATTGCACAACATACTTGTCCTCCTGAATCATCTCGTAGGACTTCTCCGAAACCTTACCACAGTGCTCGCAGGTTCCTCCTTTCAGGCGCTTGATCCTTTCTTCTGCGCGCGACTTGATACCGCTCTGCTCGTAGATCGTGCGCTCCTCCTGTACTCGTAGAAGATCTAGCTCATGGTGCTTACGCTCAAGCTCTTGAATCTCAGACATCGAGTGCTTGCGAACAAACTCTGCTTTCTTAGAACTCAAGAACGAGTCGGCTTCTCTACACAGCTTAATCAGTTCTTTGCGCCTGCGCTTGAGCTTGGTCAGCTTATCGTTAGCCTCATCAAGCAGAGTGCTGCAAACCTTCTTCGCGTTGTTGTGGTGAGACTTGAGAGACTTGATCTTGTTCCTGTTCTCAAATAGGTCCGACACCGAAAGGAAGTTTTGAATGATAGTGCGCTTCTCATCAGGGCTGGCCGTGAGGAAGTTTGTGGCGTTGCCCTGACCGAAGATGATGGAGGCTAGGAACACAGATTGGTTCGTGTTCAGGAAGCTCTCCAGGAACTTCTGAGTTGCATTGATGCTATCCTTCGTACACTTCTCTCCGTCCACAGTTACCGTCAGCATGGGCGGCTTCTTCACCCGCTCAATCACTACGTTATCGTTGACGACTAGAGTGACCTTACACTTACCCGTCGAGTGTAGGTTGCGAATGCTCTTCTCTGTGGTCTTACGAATCGTCTTGCCAAACAGAGCGAACGCGATAGCCTCGATAACAGAACTCTTGCCCGCACCGTTAGAGGAGTGCGGGTTCGTGTCTTCGTTTACACCTACGACCTGAACAAGCTCGGAGAAGTTTTCGAAATCAATCTCAGCCTCCTCGATCGAAAGAAAGTTCTCAATCTTGATACGGTTAATTTTCATGTTGCTTGATCTCCTCTAGGGCTTTCAGTAGCTCAGGCTTAGAGAAAATGGTCTTTGAGTTGTCGATGTACTCCTCAACGATCTTGTCGTCAATCGTAAGAATGGAGTCGTAATCAACGTGCGAGGCTTCGTACTTTGGTAGAACGTCATCAAAAACGATCTCTACGTGCTTCACGTTGTGCTTCTTGAACAGGGCGTCCTTCAGATCCTTCTCCGTGCCTTCGTCCAGGGTATCCATCTTGATACGTAGGATCGTGTAGAACGAACCGAAGCGATACTTCTGGGCATCATGCTCAAGCATGTTCAGCGTAGTGGTGACATGACGAATACCGAAATCAATCGGCTTACGTACAACCTCCATCTTACCGCTTCGAATAAGAATCTCGTGAATATACTTCTGGGCGTTGGCCTCTCCGAACGAAGTGGAGTACTGAGTGCCCAGAACAAAGATAGACTTGTCGTAGACCTTGGGCTTGTGAATGTGCCCCAGGAATACATACCGCTTCTTGTCGCCCTTCAGGTGACGTTTCTTTACGTGCGACTCGTAGTGATACGCACCGTTAGCCACACAGCCATCAAACCCGAAGTGACCGAACACATGGTTGTTGGTCTTCTTCAGGTGGTCGATGATAATGCTCTCGTCTTCGTAGTGAGGAATGAAATCGAAGTCCTCATCGTGAATGCGAATAGTCTTCGTCTCCGTAACAATCGTAGCGAGATCAGAGAACAGAGAGAGGGTCGTTTCCGTGCTGCCATCCTTTGCAATCGTATCGTGGTTGCCACGATTGATATAGATGTTGTTGGTCTCCAGACCCTCTAGCAGTTTCCTGAACGCTAGTAGTTCAGCGCCTTTCGGGTTACGTCGATGAAATACATCACCGTTGATAATAACCGAGTCGGGCGGTTTCCTATTGACCAGACGAGTGAGAGTCTCTACCTGCTTATCCAGATATCCTGGCAGGTAATCGGATCTCAGGTGTAGGTCAGTTAGTACGACTATCCTGTGCATTTTGGATGAATGATTGAACTTCCGGGCCATTCAGTAGTTTACCTTCTTCAGAGAATTGAGCGTCGATCAGGTGACCAAACGAGGTGCCTACCTCTACATCTACTTCGAACGGTACGACAAAATCAATACCATACATGCTCTTGAAATCATCTGTCATCGGGAGGACAACCTTGAGAAGAGTTGCAACTTTTTCAACATCTTCTCTCTTGCACTGAACCTCAACGGAGTCGTGTACCGTAGCCAGGATATCAAAGTCCAGGCCAGTCAGATCGCGGTATCTGTGCAGTCTCTTGATAGAATGAAGCATCAAGTCCGAAGCAGAGCTTTGGATCACGAAGTTCATACCCTGGCGAAGTGCGCGGAACTGATACTTCCTGATCGGGCTCTTGATATTAGGTAGGTGTCTACGCCTACCGAAGAGACTGACTGCATAGCCATTTTCCCGAATCATCTTGTGGACAGACTGAATCCACTTGAAGACTCGTGGGAACGACTTCTCGTAAGCGGCGAAAATGTTTTTGCAGTAGCTCACGCTCTTGCCGATCTGTTGCGCGAGCTTGTTAGGACCTCCCCCGTAAACGATCAAGAAGCTGACAGACTTTGCGATCTGTCTTTCTTCTTTCGTTACGTTCTCAGGCTTCTTGCCGAAAACGAGGGAGGCTGTAAACCTGTGCAAGTCCTGCCCTGAATTGAATGCCTCAATCAGGTTCTTGTCCTTGCAGCACTGTGCTAGAACTCGAAGCTCCGCTTGCGAGAAGTCTGCCGCAAGGAAAGCTCGATCACCGTCAGCACGCATGAGCCGACGAATGTTTACTGCGTCATTCTCAGACTCACGCGGCAGCGTGTGGAAAGATACGCCCTTCTTGTTCTTGCCTGCCGAGTAGGTCGAGCAAGATAGACGGCCAGTGACGACCGTAGCGAAGTTGTACTGAGAGTAGATGCGCCCGTCATCATTGTACTCAAGCGCAGACTCGACACCCTTCACATAGGTACGATGCTGCTTGGCACGATACTTGTACTTGAGTAGAGTCTGGATGAACTCCTTGGCGTCCTTGTCCTTGGTCGCCTTGAGAACATCGGTCAGATGATCCTCGCTGATCTGAGGCATCTGCGTCTTCTCAGAGAAGGACGTAGGCGTGAGATTGAAGCCGTCCGAGGTGAACAGAATGGATGCCATCTCGACTGACGAGTTCGGATTGATACGATCCTCGGTCTCCTTCTTGGCAGCGTACAGTTCTTGCAGTCGATCATCCAGACCTGCGATCTCGTCCTTCAGCGTCTGGTCGAGAACCTTGAGGTAGTCCGCATCAACGCGAATGCCTAGGTTCTCGACCATGCCTAGAATGACAAGGATGTCCTTGAGAAGGTTGTCGTAAACAAAGTTTACCTGCTTCTCTTCCATCTCCTTACGCAGGATATGGTACGCACGAAGGGTGAAGTCGCAGTCCATCGCGTTACCAAACGCGAGGTCATCAAGGGGCATGTTTGCCCAGAAGTCTGCATCCTTCGGCTTGCTTTTGTTGACGGTCAGCATAGTCTCAGGTTGTTATAGTCGAGACGCTAGTCGGTTTGGGTAATGAGGGCGTTAAATGACTCGGGGAACCTATGCTTTGCCATAAGTTCCAAAGCTTCTGCATACTGCTTGATTTCATACTGGGCGTGCTCATGATTACGTAGCGCACAGAAATGCGCTACAGATTGGAGCGAAGCAGTCCAGTAGAACTCCGTGTACGTCGAGAAGGGTAGAACAAGACGGGCTTGCTCTTTGGCTACACCAGCCTTCAGTAGATCACGATACACGCGGTTGCATACGTCTACAGTGTCTTTAATAATCTTAGGAGAAGGCGTACTCCACGACTCAACACTTGCTTGTTTCGAGCTTTTGCTCTGAGCGCGTAGCTGGTCAGGAATGTAGAAGTCTGGCTCATACTCAACGTATCGTCCAGAGATCTCATTCCACCCGTGCGATGCCGCATCACCCAGAGAAAAGTTACAGCCGATGATATGTTTATACCACTGCCGTGCCACAAACTCAGGAGCCTTTACATGGAAGGTCATGAAGCAGTGTCGGAACGGGCTGGTATGCTCGTTCTTTGCGAGATACCGAATCAACTTCTCGTCCTTCTCAGTAAGTGTAGAAGACTCACCTCCGTAGCTCACACGCGCAGAGTTTACTACGGTGAGGTCGGAGCCCATCGAGTTCTTCAGTTCAACAAAACCTTTATCTAGTACTTGCATCAATATTCCTCTAGCTCATTCGGCCAATACTCCTTGACGACATCCATCAAACCGTGAGGCTTGTTCTCGTCAACGAGAGAGTGCATAATCTGTGTGTCGTGAATACTTGCGAACTCGGGGATGCCCCAGTTCTGTAGGAACTTCAGGTCAAACTTGCAGTTATGAAAGACCTTGCCCACCGCAGGATCTCCCATGATACGAGATACACGAGCACGCACATCCTCCAAATCAGCGGCTGATAGTTGGGATTCGCGATGATGAATAGGAATGACAAACGCCTCTCGCTCCCCAGTAGCAAACCCGATACTCGTGATCTTATCCTTCTTGAAATCGAGACCAGTGGTCTCAAGATCGACTGCGAGAACATCTTTAGTCGCAGCGTCATCCAAATGCTGAATTGCTTTAGCCGCATCGTTGCACAACTCGTATGTCGAGTCGGCCATCTTGTTTTTCTTGAGAACGAACTTATCGTAGGCGTTGTTGATATCCTGCACGAACAAGCTACGCAGCTTGGGCTCAGAATACAACGAGAACGGATGATACACAGGCACGACAGGGATATCGAAGCCGTCGATG